GTTCCACCGCATTTTGCATAGCAGAGAATGCTTATAAAGGTTGTAACTTTGCACCCAATTTAAATTTATAGGCATTATGAAGATTTACAAATTCAAGACACTCCTCTACCTGAAACGGGGAGACGTGAACAAACAAGGCAAGGCACCCGTCATGGGCAGAATCACGCTCAACAACTCCGTGGTGCAGTTCAGCACGAAGATTTCGTGTACGCCTGAGTTATGGAACTCGCGTGAGAGCCGCCTGAACGGCAAGAGCAAGGAAGCCGTTGAGACCAACGCGAAGATTGAGAAGGTTCTGCTGGCCGTCAGCACTGCCTTCGACACCCTCGTCAGGCGCAATGCCGACTTCACCGCCCAGAGCATCAAGGAACTGATGCAGGGCAGCATGAACACGCAGATGACACTGATGCAGATGGGAAGACGTGTCACGGACGACATCAGGAACAGGGTAGGCATCGACTACAAGAAGAGTACGGTATCCAACTATGAGTACACCTGCAGCCGTCTGGAGGCGTTCATCAGGAAGAAGTTCAAGACCGATGACCTCGCCTTCGGACAACTCAACGAGCAGTTCATCCGTGACTTCAAGGACTATTGCATGGATGACTGCGGACTGGCCAACGAAACCGTGCGTCACTATCTCGCCATCCTGAAGAAATTCTGCCATCTTGCATTCAAGGAGGGACATGCCGACCGCTGGTACTTTGAACGTTACTCCCTGCCCAAGCAGAAAGTGACCACTCCGAGGGCTCTCTGCCGTGAGGACTTCGAGAAGGTACGCGACTATGAGATTGACCCCGTGAAACACCCTTCACTGGCACTCACCCGCGACCTGTTCCTCTTTGCCTGCTATGCAGGTACGCCATACGCTGACGTGGTGACCATTACCGAAGAGAACCTGTCACGCGACTCCGAGGGAAGTCTTTGGCTGAGATACAGGAGAAAGAAGAATGAGATGCTTGCCAACGTGAAGCTCTTGCCGGAAGCAGTAGTCCTGTTGGAGAAATACAAGGACGCGAAGCGCCCGACACTTTTCCCGCCGCAGAAATACGGTAGCGTCCGTGCCAACATGAAAGTACTGTGTGTGTGGACGGGCATCCCCATGAGCATCTCATTCCATTCAGGGCGCCACAGTTTCGCCAGTCTTATTGCGTTGGAAGAGGGCGTACCCGTCGAGACCATCAGCCGCATGCTCGGCCATAGCAACATCGTGACCACGCAGGTCTATGCCCGTGTCACCCCGAGGAAACTCTTCGAGGACATGGCGAAGTTCGCCGAGGCCACCAAGGATATGACATTCGTACTATAGAGAATGAGAGAACTAACATTATAGAGGAATAACATTGTAGAACCATCAAAAAAGAAAAGACTATGCGCAGCACATTCAAGATTCTGACGTACATCAACCGCAACAAGGTAAAAGCCGACGGCACCACCGCCGTACTGTGCCGTATCACCATCGACGGCAAGAATACCGCCATGACAACGGGCATCTTTGTAACTCCCGACAACTGGAATTCCGACAAGGGGGAAATCATCGGCAGTGTGAAGGACAACAACCGCCTTAGGGAACTCCGCAAGAGACTGGAATCCACCTACGAAACCCTGCTGAAAGAGCATGGCGTGGTGAGTGCCGAACTGCTGAAGAACACCGTCACGGGCAGTGTGACCCTGCCCAGGATGCTATTGGATGCTGGCGAGCAGGAACTCATCAGACAGGAGGAACACTGCAAGGCCATCGGCAGCATGTCCTCCTACCGCGACTGCCGGAGCGTGCAGAAGCGGCTCCGCGAATATGTGGAGTCGAAAGGCTTGGCGGACATTGCATTCACCGACATCACAGAGGAATTCGGAGAGTCCTATAAGACCTATCTCAAGACGACCTTCAACTATCACCGCAGCTACATCAACCGCAGCCTGACATGGCTGAACCGCCTGCTCTACACCGCAGTTGACCGTGACATCATCCGTGCCAACCCGCTTACTGAGGTAAGGTATGAGAAGAAGGAGCACGCACCTGTCCGCTACCTCACCCGTGAGCAACTGCAGTTGCTGATGGCCACCCCGTTCGATGACGAGCGGATGGAACTGGCACGTCGTATGTTCATCTTCACCAGTTTCAGCGGACTGGCCTTTGCCGACATCTACCGCCTCTATCCGCACCAGATATGCACGACTGCCGACGGACAGCGGTATATCCGCAAGAACAGGGAGAAGACCGACGTGGAGAGTTTCGTGCCGCTGCATCCTGTAGCGGAGAAGATTCTTTCGCTCTACAACACCACTGACGACACGAAACCCGTATTCCCCCTGCTCAGCCGTGACAGTATGTGGTACCACTACAACAGCATGGGCAAGGCACTCGGCTTCGAGCGTAACCTCACCCACCATCAGGCACGGCATACATTTTGTGTCCAGATGATTTCCGAGGGTATCTGCCTGGAGAGCATCGCCAAGATGATGGGACACTCCTGCCTGACCACCACACAGACCTACGCACGGATTACCGACCAGACCATTTCAAAGGAAATGGACAAACTGATGAAACGACGCGAGGAGCGAGGACTCTCCAAGATTGCTTCCAAGACAAATAACACTTCTAAAACCGAATAGCAATGGAACAAGGAACGATGAAACCGATGCCCACAAGACGGGGCATCATCAGAATGACCGATGGCGGCAGGGTTGCCATGCCGCAGACGGATGTATGGATGACCAAGGAGGAAATCTCCGACATGCTGGGACTGCCCGAAGCGGATGTGTTTCGGGCAATCCGCACCATCTACAGGAAAAGTGAACTGTATGAGCATGAGACGATGGAGCGAATCCCCATGCCCGAGCACGAGCATCAGGGCTGGACGATGGAGGTATATTGCCTTGATCTCATTCTCTATCTCACCTATAAGCTGCCGAGCCGCAATGCTCTGGTGTTCCGTAAGTACATGACCAACAAGGCATACGAGCGCAATCCCTACGAGCATATCTGCATCATCGTGGATGATGTGGACTTCCGCAGCAGCATCAGGAATGCCCCTTCTCCTGAGGTGAATCCGTAGGTTCAAATCGAAGTACAGACAGAAGAAAGGCAGATGATCTGACAACAGTCAGCCGTCTGCCTTTCTTCCGTCAATAGTGGCGGATGTCTGTCACCACACCATCACATACTCCCTTCCACCTTTGTTGCAGGATGATAGCATCTCTGAAGCAGTTCCTCTAGGTCTCGCTCACGGTAGAGTATCTTCCCACCAAGCAGGATATAGGGTATTACTCCGTTGCTGCGGTAGTCCTGTAATGTGCGCCTGCTTACCTTCAGTGCCTTCGAGGTCTCATCGTCCGTCAGGTAACGCTCACCATTGAGCATCGGACGGTAACTGCCTGTCACTTTCCTGTAGAGTTCAAGCACTTCCTTCATGTTCTCCTGTACGTTCTTGATGCCAGCGTTGTGGCTCATGATAAGTTCATTCATAATTACTGATGTCTATAGGGTTCATACTATGCCTTGTTGTCTCCATGTTGCTTGCCACGTTTGCTAAAGAGGGCATCCTTCTTCATGTCCTCCACACGGGTCAGGATGCGGTTAACATCCTCTGCCTTGTAGTAGGTCTTGTGCTGAATCTGGGAGTAGGCAAGCGTCCCGTTGTCCCGGAGCGTCTGTAGCGTACGTGGGCTGATGCTCAATTGCAGGCACACGTCCTGGTTGTCAAGCCAGTCTCCCATTCTCTTCTCACTGCCACGGTTTCCCATGGCCTTCATCTGTGCGACGAAACTTTTGAAGTCCGCCATCAGTTCCTCGTAGGCACTGCGTTCAAATGTAATAACTTCCATTTCTGTTCTTTTCTATTTTAATTGTTGTTAATGTTCCTTCGTTTTCGCCTGCAAAAGTAGGCACTATTTTTCTCACTCTTTGTCACCGTTATATCACCGTGACAATAATATTCTTTCTCATCCGACGTCCTGCATTCATTTCTGATGGTGCAAAGGTAGTCCGTCTTTTCGAGACCGATTGACAACTTGTTAACAACTTGTCATCGTTTTCCCGTTTTCGCCTGCAAAAGTAGGCATTCTGTTCCTAACGTCTTACCACCGTTTTAACACCTTGGGAGGACTTTTCTTTCTCTTGGGTATCTTACGTCCATTATTGACGGTGCAAAGGTAGCCTGTCTTTACGAGACCGAATGTCAACTTTATATCAACTTGACATCGATTTTTCGTTTGACGGTGCAAAGTTCGGCATTTCCACAGACTTGAAAGTTCAACTTTGTACAACGTGAAGAAACTTTTTCTTGTCCGAGGGGCTCACATGCCACTTTTCTGCCTGTCTTGCTGTGATTGCAGGTGCAAAGGTAGGCTGTTTGGAAGTTCCGAGTTTTATGGTATGTATATAGCTATATACATTTTTCTCGTTTTCCTGCTATTTTGTCCTGCCATGCTCTTGCTTTCAGGTGCAAAGGTAGTCCGGTATTCCCATTCCGCTCCGCAACTTCCTAGTAAGTTGTGTCCGTTTTTAACCCAGATTTAACTTTTCGGGTGCAAAGGTACGGCAGTAATCGTACCCCTGCAATAGCATCGGACAGTCACTTACAGCCACCTCACCGCCACTTGCAGCCAAACAGACATCTTACCCTGCCAGTCTGCATACATTCCATTACCTTTGCTATTGGGAATGCTGCTCTATGTGGCACCTTATTTATAATAGGCGCATGTATATGAGGCATCTGTATATCTAAGGCTGTTGGCAGAATGAGGAAGTCTGAACCTTATACGGCAGGTGCAAGAGCCGATTTCTAGCAGAATGGGGAACAAGAACCCGATTCCTTGGAGGGTTGCCAAAGGCATACTAACTTTGTCGAAGATAACAGGTCGTCCATCCAATGGTGACCGTAGTAATAAACTAAAAATAACAAAAATGAACAGAAGAAGAAAAGAAGCAAGGAGCAGACTCCTGATCCCGCACTTTCTGCACTTTCCACACTTTGAGCCTCCAAAATGTGGAAAATGCGTAAAGTGCAGGGCTGTTGTGTTGAGTCGGCAGGTAATCAGTAGGGGAAACGGACAGACAGGAAGGAGGCTTGCCTATGAGCTGTAGTATGCTTACCCCACAAGGCATCCTTGACAATGCGACGGACTTCGGACTACGACTAAGTGGCACCGATTTCCCTGTCAGCATCTTTCCTCAACCCATGCAGCACATCATCACAGAACT